CACAAGTAACTTGCCAACACACGAAGCTCCAAACCAGAAAAATCAATACCACACATAACCATATTGGTAGGAGCAACAAAAAGGCTACGCATCTCAGTGCCATACTTTGAACCCTTTGCAACGACCTGTGCAAGGTTTGGATTAAAGTGCGTACAGCGACCTGTAACAGCTCCGTTTGTGATAACTTTTCCATGAATTTTTTTCTCCTTTGTGATTAATTTTAAATATGCTTGTTCGCCTTCACTTAGCTGACCAAGTCTTTTTTGTATTAGTAAGTGTTCTGATATTAATTTTGCTTCATCATAATGTAATGATTTTAAAACCTTCTCATTAACTTCAGGTTTCCCTGTAGCTGTAAATGATTTTGGCTTCCAACCTAATGTCTTTAATCTATCTGCAATGTGGTCTCTAGAATTAGGATTAAATATTTCAGTTCTGAATTGTTCAACAGGTACTCCTGCTACTATTCCTCTTTTCTTATTATCTCTTTTATAAGTTTTAAAACCAATAGATTTTCTCCAACTACCAAAGACTGCAGAAAGTTTTTGTTCAATCTCCAGTCTTTGTTTAGTCAAGGACAAGAAAAGCGACTGAGCAGTCGTCTCGTCAAAGTCCACACCACCTTGCTCTTGTTTTATAATCCAGTGTGCAAAGTCATGTTCTAATTTGATAGCTTTTTCAGAATAATTTTTTTTCTCAATTTGTTTGTATAAAAGATAAGTTACTTCTACGTCTCTCTCACAATAGTCCTGCATATCTTGTGTCCAAACATCAAAGGTTGCTGTTTGTGCAAAGTCCCCTTTACGAAGACCTAATCTGTAACCCCAACTTTCTATTGAATGTTTACCTATTAGTTTGGGTGGTAAGTCCTTCTTAATGTAATCAACTTCCACCATGTTTGACCATATAAGTCTAGAACACAGCAATGTATCAAGGATTGCTCCTTCATATTTGTAGCCAGTTACTTTCTCAATAGCAGGTAAATCAAAGCCCATTACTGAATGACCTATAATTAAGGTAGCTTTCTTTAGTAAGTTTAGACCTTCATTGATTTGGTCAGGATTATAGGAATATACTTTTTGAGTATCTACATCTCTGAAGACCATACAATGAATTTTATCTAGGACATCAAGAAACCCATTGGTCTCTATATCTAGTATTAATTTCATTTAATGTATTTGTGTTACTGTGATTTTATTGGTGCTTGGAAGAATGTGACCCACACTCTCAATAGCATTTGTTATTATTTTTTTAGCTTCTACATCTCCACACATAATAACTGGATAAACATTCTCATATTTAATTGCGTTGTAAATCGCAGTCATAATAGTTTTGGAAGTTTCAAAAACTAACTGTTGTTGTACTTGTGATAATTCTAAATAGTCTGGCTTATCAATTAAGAAAGCTAGAATAAATTTAGTTAATATTTTTTCATTCATCAAAGTCTCCTTCAGACAAACGACCTGTATCTTTGTTATAAATTAATGTTGATGCAATTCCTGTATCTCCACTAAATCTATTTTTTAAAACTCTACAAATCATCATGTTACCTTCATCAACAGACTGTTGGTCTCTTTCAAAACCTATTACTGCATCTGATAACTGTGCTAAAGAATGTGAACCTCTTAAATGTGACAGCGAAGTTTGAGTACCTTCTTCATGTCCAAACTTACCTTCTGGTCTTTTCAAATGTGAAACAACAAACAATGCACAATTTAATTCTTCAACTAATTGTCTTAGCGAAGTCATTGTGTTGTCTATTAATCTTCTTTCATCTCCATCTGCTTGTCCTGAAACTACTATTGAAATATGGTCTAGGAATATAACCTTGCAGTCTAAACCTTTAACCATGTAACGAATTTTATTTAATAAATCATCTGAACTAGTTGAACCGAAGTGGTCATAAAAAGTAACATAGTCTTTTATCTTTTCCCACTCTGTAACTATTTCTTCATCAGAAGTTTCTTTTCTTACTTCAGGTATATGTATTAATTTATTTAAACCAACTGAAACAATTCCTCTAATACTTCTCTTAACACTTTCTTCTAAAGCAATGTAACCAACTTTATGTTTGTTACTAATTAAGTGATGAGCTATTTCTCTACAGACTTGTGACTTACCTGTACCTGAACCTGCACATAATAAATTTAATTCTCCAAGTCTTATTCCATTTAGTTTTGAATTTAATCCATTCCATTGATAAGGAATACTTTCAGCATAAGCATCTTTTAATAATAAATCTTTTGTATCTACACCTTCAATGATACCTGCAGGAGAGAACGCTTTCGCTTCCCACATACTATCAATAATTTTTGCACCTAAATTTGAGACTAATAAATCATTAGCATCTTTCATTGGTAGCTTAGATATATAAGCCTTTTTAACTGGTAGGATATTTGCACATTCTACTGAAGCCTTTGTACCTGCTTCATCATTATCAAACATAAGTATAATTTTTTCAAATTTACTTAACCATTCCAATTCTCTTTTAATGTATTTCTTTGCAGAACTAGCTCCTGATGGAACTGATACTACTGGATATTTATTACCTTGAACTTGTGAAACTGACATACAATCAATTTCTCCTTCAGTGATAACTACTTGCTTACCACCATCTCTCCATAGGTTCTGACCAAACAAACTAATCTTGTCTGTATCTCCTAACCACTTAAATGATTTGTCAGCAAAACGAATGTGTTGTGCTACCAAACTATATTGTTTGTCGTAGTAATTAGATATATGGCAATTCCTGCCATTATATATTCCAGTCTCATAATTAAATTTCTTACATGTTTCAGAGTTTATTTGTCTCTTAGGTAATGCGTTCACTGACCCTTCTATTAAGTCTAACATTTCTTTCCTTTGTATTTTTTGAATAGGTTGCTCTCCATTAGCAGGTACAACTGATTTGAAACCTGCTAGTGAAGTCCATTGTAAACAACCAAAACAGTACGAATGAAATTCGTATATGGCTAAATTGTTTTGGCTATTGCAATTATTGCAAGGTGCATGACGAACAAATTTTTCATCTGCTCTAATTTGGTTCTTCATCTGATTGAAGTTCCATTAGGTCAGCATCATCTGTTAGTGCATCTTGAAATTTGTAATTAGGTATATCTTCGTGAAGTAAATAATCTTGAACATCAAAGTTAGGACAAGTTTTATTTTTGTCTAAATCATAATGTCCAACAATTCTTGCATCAGGATATAATTTAACTAATCTTGTTAATTGTTCTTTTAAACTTTCCCATTGTTCTGCAGTAAAATTATCTTCAGGTAATTTCCAATCTTCTTCTAATGCTCCACCAACTAAACATAATCCAAAACTTGTATGGTTATATCCTTTGACATGAGCTTGGATTGCATCATCTTTACGACCTTGTTCATAAGTACCATCACGCTTGATTACTCCACCATAACCAATCTTTAGCCACCCTCTTTCTCTGTGCCATCTGTCTATCATTCTAGCATCAACATCTTTTTGTGATGGTCTAGTCTGACTACAGTGAATGACTATGTATGTAGTTTCATCTCGCATTTTTTTTCGCCTTTATTTCGTTAAGCCATTCTTCTGGGAATGGTTGTTTAGTTGTTTGTATGCAGTGGTACTTAAACTTAAATAAGTCACACCACTTTCCATAAGTAGTTAATGATTTCTTTCCAATCTTCGTTCTTGAATTTGAAAAGATAAATCTAATATCTAATTCTGGGTGTTGTTCTTTAATGAGTTTGTGCTTCTTCCTATCTGCTGAATTAAAAGCACCCTTTGCTTCCACAATAAACCTATCGTTTATTGGGAAGTCTGGGGTATATGATTTTTTCTGTGTAGGTAATTCGAACTTAATCTTCATACCCTCATAGACAAAATGTACTTTATTGTCTTTGAGATAATTATAAATTACTTCTTCTAAACCACTCTTTAATTCAACAGTCTTAGAAATCCGAACTCTCTTGTACTTTGGGTGCATCTGAGTTTTCGCTTTCACTGTTGGATTTGCTTTCAAAACCATCTTCTTCTTTGAAGATGTTAGTGTCTGATTTGCCTTGAACTAGTTTAATAACTTGAACAGCTTTCAATCTTAAACTCACTCCTGCACCTAACATTGGTGTGAAGTAAGGAATTTCTTGATAAGCACATTTAAGTGTTGAACCACCCCATATACTTACATCAGTAGGTAATGGATTTTTCTTGGCATCAAATAGCGTAGGTCTCTGAGAAAATTTCTCTTGGGTTTTTCTATTAACACCTGACGCTTTCATTTTTAATTTAAAGAAAACGAAATCGCCTTCTTCAGTATAAGGTTTAGGTGCTTCTTTAACTTTTTTACCCTTGTTATCTTTTTCAGCTTTAGCAAGACTGTCTAGTATAGATTTGTTTACACTTCTAACCATATCCGTAGCGTCTGATTTACTAATCTTTAAAGTAACCTTGTATTCTCCAAGTTCATTAAAACGAACATCTGGTTTTACAAGGTGGGGATAAATTGCTTCCGAAGCAACACTAACCTTTGTTGTTATTTCACTCATAGATTTCTCCTTATATTTGTTGAGTACTAACTGTTCGTTCAGTTAGCTATAAGGGGAACTTAATCATGCACTACTGCATATACCTAGATACAAAAAAATACAGACTTCTTGACTTCCTGTAAATCTAAATTTCCTTTAATTGGCATAGTAGGAAATTTCTTTAGGTTCTTTTCAGACAGCATAGCTTTCATCTCATTTGCAAAATTTAATAAAACATCTTCATTATAAATTTCACAGAAAGCATCTCTAATAGCATCTGCCATAATCCTATTGTCAGGTGTGGTACAACCAAAGCTGTCATGTATCATACTGAAGTTATCAACTCCTGCTTCTTTAGCTTTCACTACAGCTAATTGTAAAACACTTGCATCTAATGAATGAATAAAATTAGGACATACACTTTGTGCAGTTTTTCTTTTATCAATAATATTAGTTTCTGATGCAATAGATAACTTAACAATGCTATCTCCCATTTTAGTTTTAACTCTTTTACTTTCCTTTTTGTAACACATCATCTGAACTGGAAAGTTTAGTGGTGTAGACCAACATACAGGTAAGTTCTCTGAAGCAACTAGCCTTGCTATATTTTTCAGAAAATCCATAATGTCTCTAGCTTTAACAACTACATCATTTATGGCCTCCCAAACTATAGGTGTTAAGTAAGCAGTAGCTTTAAACAGGTCATCTCCAAACTCATGCTCTGTACCTCTTTCAGTAAACTCTTTAGCAACATGGTCTTCTAGATATTGTCTGCAGGAATACCTTGTAAGTGAATAAGGTAAACACATCACAGGTTTCTTACATATCTTTCTGTCTATTTTATAAGCTAACCATTTGGTTGCTAACTCATCAGTTCTTGCTTGAAGTTTTTTAGTAACCTCTATTGCTACTAAATTATATACATCACTAGGTTTATTACTTGGTACTAGATTAGTAGCTTTACCACCTACTTCATCTCGCATCATAGCTGAATAGTGTTGCAGTCCACTGTTACTACAGTCTGCTTGTATTGGTAGAGTGGTTATAAAACTACTATCAAAATTACTATCACTGTACGCTTTCATCTCATAACAAAATGCTAGGAAACAAAAAGGTTTGTCTGCATCACACCACCAAGTATGTTCTAATGGAGCTGTTGCACATTCAATAATTTTATCCATGTGTGCTTTTATCCAACCAACTCTTACATCAAGTTCTTCTTTATCAACCTCTCCGAATAATCCTGCACCTGCTACTGCAAGTATATCAAAATTATCTCCAATTCTTTTTCCGAATTTAAAAGTTAATAAAGCTCTACTATAATCTGCTGACTGTGGACTTAACATTGCAGGTTTAGGATATACTCTACTTCTAAAGTCTAATTGATATGGATAGAAGAAACCTTTTTTCTCTAATAACATTTTAGCTTCTGCCATTATTTGTCTAACCTGAATAAACTTAGAGTTTTGTTTAGACCTATTAGAGTAAACTTTAGATGCTTCTCTTTTCCATTTAACTAGAGCTTCAGGATTTGTAGAAATATCTACAGGCTTAATAGGAAGTTCTATTGCCTGTGGATTTACTGGTAACTTACCTAATGGAAAGTCATTATCCATACATTGTTTAATAACCTCATATACAGGTTTATTAATAACCCACTCAGTATGTTGCATGATATTTACCGACTGGTAAACGACAGGCATTTCCTTAGCTAGGTTTTTAAGTTCTTCTAGGTATCTTCTATTACTTGCTTTGACTAAATTGTAGTGCATTAGATATTCTCCTTATTTATTGATTGACTGATTTCTTTAGCTGTTGATTGTTTGTAGTTATGTTTCTTGCCATAATATCCACCGACAAAAGGATTTTCCCATTCTCTAGGTGGCATCAACATTGGTAAGTACTTGGGGTATAGAGCTTCATTCTTAATATTGAAGTTCTTGATTTCCTCTATGATTTTAGGTGTAGCTTCAACATAACAAATAGTTTTAATCTTATTAGATTTTCTATTCTGATGTTTAACCAACCCTAGCTTTTCACATAAAGAAACAATCTTAACACCAAGATGTAACTGGTTTTCTTTAGACCAATCATCAAATTGCAGGTTGTGCTTATTCATACAGTAAGTCCAAACCTTACGTTTATAGAGGTATCTATTTGCGTTCTGTGGAATGTTCTTACCAGTAAGTCTTTTAGCTACCTGATTATACTTGTCCTTTTCCTCATCTTTGAAGATGGTTATTTTAGCTTCCAACATAAGTGCTGTACCTAATTTGATAGCTAATTTGTTAAGGGTGGTTTCTGCAGAGATACCATCAATCACATTCTTCAATGCAATAAGGCTTACTGTGTCCCAAACATTAGGATTATTCGTTATGAACTCCTCGTTAATAAATGCTGATTTAGGCAAACACTGGCATAATAGCTTTAAAGCTGTCTGCCTATTACCTGCTACTCCTGAAGTCATTGTCTTAACCTCATCATTAATCATAGCTGATAATTCAGTGATATATTTCTGCTGTAGTACTATTCCATATAGGGTCGTACTTTCTTGACTATCAACAACTGCATCTTTGATGAGCTTTTGATACCTAGTTATTCCACCTCTAATCATGGCTTCTTCAAAGGCAATTTCTTCCTCAATCTTAGCTACATAATCTTCAGTGTTCTCATTCTTAAACTTACCACCTACCCCAACCTTAACTAATTCCTCTAGTTGTTGTTGCAGTAAAGTCTTTTGTTCTGATGTACTCATAGTGTTCTTGTCCTTAAAGTTAAGTACATGCACTTGTGGTTCTTGTTGCAATAAAAATACAGCAAAGAAGTAGTTTTGTTGCATTTGTTGCAGAAACTATCCACTAGTGCATACATTGATTGTTTAAAAAAAAGACGTTGGTATTGAAGAAGAATATGCAGAAGTGAATGTATGTGTGTGGGGTGGTTCTTTCCTAAGACCAGCGCGTCTACCAATTCCGCCATTCGCCCACAATTCTTGTGGCTTTATATAGGATAGATTCTATTTGTCCAATGAGAATAATTATGAAATATAATAATATTCAATTATA